CGACCACGATATCGTCCGGATGGGGAAAGATTTCCGGACCATCGGTAATGCCGTGCTTCTGCCGCCGTTTCAGTTCTTCCTCGGCCCAGAGTTTGTACTCGATCAAGGCCTTCATATGCTCATCTTGCAAGGCAGAATCCTGTTGGCTGATCGCATACAGGTATTTGGCAACGATCTCCTGAGCCCTGGGCCGCCCCCTGATGGCTTCACTAATCGTGCTGCGCATGGCAGCCTCCAATTTCGTCCGGGTCACGATCCTGCCGCCTTCCTGCAATTGCATCGTGCGCTTCCCCTCTTCCATGAACAGCTCGCGGAAGAGGTCTGTGTGCAATTCGATCGGCTTGTTCTTTGCACCGCGCGGCCGACCCCGTGGATTGCCGGAGACGCCTTTCGCGAACCGCGTCCGCTCGGGCGGATTGCCATACCCCACCCGGGCCTCGCCGCGCCGTCCGCTCTTGGCGTCTTTGTCATCCTGCCGGGTCATGCCGCCGACCTCGGCCAGCCGCACACGACGTGTTCCGCCCGATCCCCCGCGAACGCCTCCCAGCGCGCGATGATCGTGTCGCAGTACAGCGGGTCCAGTTCGCAGACATACGCGCGGCGACCGGTTTTCGCGGCAGCGATCAGCGTCGAGCCGGAGCCACCGAACAGATCGAGCACGATGTCACCCCGCGCCGAGACGTCCCGGATCGCATCCACGATCATCTGCACCGGCTTTACGGTCGGGTGCAGCGCCAGTTCCTCCATCCGCCCGGCCTTGCGGGTATTGACGCCCCGGTACTGCCAGACGTTGGTCCGGTAGCGCCCGTGCTGGCCGAGTTCGAAGGTGTTCACATGCGCCGCCGTGCCGTTCTTGAACGCAAAGATCAGCTCATGCCGCGAGCGGTAGAAGGTTCCCATACCACCATTGTCCTTCACCCAGACGATCAGGTTCTTCAGACTGTCGTAGACAGCGTCGCCCGCAGCCATCATCTCGGCCATGTGGCGCCAGTCCATACAGAGGAAATGGATCGAGCCGTCCACACTGTAATCCCGCAAGTTGCGCATGGCGTCGCTGAGGAACGTGATGAACTGCGGCGGCGTCATCTCTCCAGCCGCCATGGCAAATTCGCGATGTTGTATCTTGCCGGAATTGCCCACGTGGCCATCGATCGGTACATTGTACGGCGGATCGCTGAACACCATGCGGGCCCGCTCGTCCGACATCAGGTGCGACACCACCTTTGGATCGAGCGCATCGCCGCAGATCAGGCGGTTCGGACCCAACTGCCAGAGGTCACCGGGCGCACAGCGCCGAGGCACCTTCTTCGGTATGATATCGTCAGTCGGGTTTCCGGGCTCTTCCGGCTCCAGGCCATCGATCAGCTGGTCGAGTTCAGCCTCCGAGAAGCCGATCACACCGAGGCCGATCTCCGGCCCGACGAGCGCCTGCAAATCCGCGAGTTCCCGAGCAAGCAGGTCTTCGTCCCAGCGCGCGTTGAGGGCCAGTTTGTTGTCGGCCAGGATGTAGGCGCGCTTCTGAAGCTCATTCAGAGACACCTTGCGGATGCAAGGCACGGTCTGCATGCCAAGCAGGATCGCCGCGCGCGCACGGCCATGCCCCGCAAGGATCATGCTGTTTTCATCGATCAGGATCGGGGAGGTGAAGCCGAACTCCTCCATGCTGTCGGCAATCTGGCGGATTTGGGTCTTGGAATGCGTCCGCGCATTGCGCTTGTAGGGTCGCAGATCCTGCGGCGGCAGGTACTCGATCTCGTCCTTCATGGAAAAACTCCGTCTATGCCCGGAAGCGCAGGTCTTGCGCCTTCCCGGGAGGTTCAGGGAACTGGTTCTCGCAAGAACCGCGACTTCATGAGGACCTTGCTCGAGGCGGCCGCAGCGTTAATGATGGCCGTCCCTGAATGCGAACAATATAGCAACACTTACATCTGAAAACAAACAAATTCAGAGTTTTACCGGATTTATCGGAGATTTCAGCCTCGACTTCGCACCCCGCCCGATGCAAAATATCACAGGCTTGATATTTATCAGGCCCGCGTCGGTACAGGGGTCGCGAAGAGACGACCTCGCAGGCCCGGGAGCCCAGCCATGACCGACAAAATCCGCGAATCAGCCTTCCCTGAACCCGACGTCGGATCCCTTCCACGAGACGCTCTGATCGCGCTCTGGATCCGGCTTTACGACAGCCCTCCGCCACCCCGCTTGAGCCAGACCTTCCTGCGTCGCTTTCTCGCCTTCGAACTGCAGGTGCGCGCCGAGGGCCCGCTGCCGCGATCCGCGACCAACCAGCTCGCCAGGCTCGCGGCAGGCAAGGCGGCCTCCGCCAAGCCGGTGCTCAAGCCCGGCGGACGCTATCTGCGGGAATGGAACGGTGTGACCCACGTCGTCGACGTCACCGAGCAGGGATACCTCTGGAAAGGACAGACCCACCAGTCGCTCTCGGCCATCGCCCGCGCCATCACTGGCGCGCATTGGTCCGGGCCACGGTTTTTCGGCGCCCGGAATGACCCGTCCGCGAAGAACAGCGCGTCGAAACGGAGGGCACAATGAGCCCGGTTCCACAGATCCGCTGCGCCATCTACACACGCAAATCCTCGGATGACGGGCTGGATCAGGAGTTCAACTCCCTCGATGCACAGTTCGAGGCCTGTGCCGCCTATGTCGCCAGCCAGCGCCACGAAGGCTGGCGCCTGCTGCCAGCGCGTTACGACGACGGTGGTCTCTCCGGCGGCACTCTCGAGCGACCCGCCCTGCAGCGGTTGATGGCGGATATCGACGCCGGACGCGTCGGCATGGTTGTGGTCTACAAGATCGACCGTCTGACCCGCTCGCTTGCAGATTTTGCCAAGCTGGTGGAACGACTTGATGCCGCTGGCTGCTCCTTCGTCTCCGTCACCCAGGCCTTCAACACCTCTTCCTCCATGGGGCGTCTGACGCTGAACGTGCTGCTCTCCTTTGCCCAGTTCGAACGGGAGGTCACTGCCGAGCGCATTCGCGACAAGATCGCCGCCTCCAAGAAGAAGGGCCTGTGGATGGGGGGCACGGTGCCGCTTGGCTATGACCCGCACCCCGATCCGTTGCGGCGCGAACTGGTGATCAACGAGACCGAAGCCAAAACGGTCTCGACGGTGTTTCAGCTGTATCTCGAGCACGGTTCGCTGAAGACCGTCGAGCAACACGCCAGAACTCTGGGCCTGACTTCCAAACCGCGCATCTCGCCGCGCGGCAAGGCCACGGGAGCACAACCGCTCTCGCGCGGCCAGATCCACTATCTGCTCTGCAACCCTGTCTACCGCGGCCTGATCCGCCACAAGACGATCACTTATCCAGGGCAACACTCCGCGATCATCGACCAGCCCCTCTGGGACGCGGTTCAATCCGCACTCCAGAAGGCCAGCCAGCGTCCGCGGACACGCAGCCCATCCATCTCTTCCAATGCCACCCGCGCTCCTGACCATTGCACATCCTACGGCGCGGCACTGACAGGTCTCCTGCGCGATGAGACCGGGGACCGCCTGACCCCCACCCACACCCTGCGGCGGGGACGCAGGTTCCAGTATTACGTGTCGAACCGGCTGATCTCTGGCGGCACGGATCCGACCGGCTGGCGCCTGTCAGCGCCGGCCCTCGAACAGGTGCTGGTGACCTCGCTGATCCGGCATTTCGAGGCAGCATCCAGATCACATACCATCCTGGCGGTGCCGAACGCCTCCACTGCCGCGCAGCTTGCAACGGGCCTTGAACACCTTGTTGAAGACCTTCGCGGCAAGGGGTCCGAGCGACTCCCTGAGCTGGTGCAGTCGATTGTCGTTGCGCCCGCCGAACTTCGTGTGACCCTCTCGGATGCGGTGATCACCGAAAGGTTGAACGTGCTCCCCGGCACCTGCGCCTCCGGGTTCCTGTCATTTGTGGCACCATTGACCATCCGCCGCCGCGGCGTCGAGACGCGCCTTGCCACCGGCGATCTGACACCCCGCCCCGATGCCGTTCTGCTGCGAACACTCGCACAGGCGCATGTCTGGACCGAGCGCCTCAAGACCGGAACGCCGCTGGCGACCGTGGCGCAGGAGGCCGGGCACTCGGACTCCTACATCCGCACCCGCGCGCCGCTCGCGTTTCTCTCGCACGCCATCCAGCAGCGCATCCTCGCCGGAACCCAGCCACCGGATCTCACGCTCGAACGACTGGTCCGCGGCGGAATTCC